ACTTTAAACAATCCATCGCAAGACTTCAATGCTCTATCTATCGTATCTCCTCTCATCGAGTTACCAATGAGGGAAGCCATTGCTGCTGTAATGATCGCTCCTAAGGCCTGATTTCCAAAAATCATCATCCCCTCTGCGGATTGCTCCTGCACTGGTTCTGCCTCGCTGCATTCAATCGGCTGTCCTTTCGTCGCTTTCGAAAATAAGTTATTGAATTTCGGGTATACCACACCTGTAGTTTTATCTACAAATGCACTAATGTAATCCTTAATACGTGCCATAAATTTCTCCATATCTGTGATAAGTGGTGTAAACCACACTATCAATCTTGATACGAGAACTCCATAGAACACATATCTCGGTACAAATTGGTATATCGAAATAACTGTTACCAGCTCAATAACCCATTGTACGATTGTCATCATTCCAATGGTTCCAACTTCCATAACTCTCATTGCTCCACTCGTTAAAGTGTTCGTCTTATCATGCAAGACTGCTGTTATGTCTTTCATGCCTTCTCTCACTGAATCTCCTGCTTTAATAATCTCTTGCTTTAGTGTTTCCACTGTAGCATTAAGATTATTAACATCAAGAGAATCAAGCTTCTCACTTATTTGGTCTAGCACTACTGATGCTTTGTCGAAGGTTTCTATTGATTTCTCAACAGAGGTACCTGCTTTCCACATCTGCTCATTAACTTCCTCTACTACATCATCTGTAAACAGATGTGTAACTTCGCATTTCTCAAACTCAAATAAGGGTTCGATTCCTGCTCGTTTACATAAGAAGTTAAATTGCATCTTACGTCTCAATCTCATTCGTTTTCCAAATTGGTGATTCCTGAGTATCTTCTTCAAAACATACATAGCATGTACAAAATTTCCTCGTTGATCAAATCTACTTCGCAATAGATTATAATATCGATAAATTGATATTAATTTCCATGGGTGATCCTGAATGGATCGCTCAAAGGCTTCAACGGGGTCATAAGTATATCTACGAGTATGATAAGATCGTCTCTTCCACATCTTTCGTATCTCTTCTCCTATCGGAGGTCGCTTCGGTAATTCATTATACATAACTCTTTCTGTGTTTTTCTCAAATTTCTGTTTTACAACATTAATTTTTGAAAATGGCACATACGTATTTATGTATTCTTCTTCACTTTCAACATCCTCTTCATCCGAATTTCCAGATTGTTCCTGCACTACTTCTATTTCAAAGTAACTTCTATACATATCTAATCGTTGTTCAATTCCATTTCGTCGTCGTGGAGATGTAATATAAGATGCAAGGTGTTCTAACTCCTCAAACATCTCAATTTCTCTCGTGATTGTCGATTCATCTACGGATATCATCAAGTAATAAAGTTCACAATCTAAATAGTAAAATTCGATCATTTTCTTTATTTCATGAATATCCGAGATCAGTTGTCGTCGTCGCCGATGATCCCTGCATTGCTGCAGTTCACATCTTAAAGTCTGATCAATACCTTTTAAATTATCAATCAACTGTCCGTTACTACACTCAAGTGCGTCACATTGAAAAGGTGGTACTTGAACTTCGTCTAGAATCTGCATATTGTCTCGATTTATCGCTTCTAAAATTCGTCTATTTCGCGTTTCTTCGTCTAAGTCAATAATATTTTCTAACAAATTTCTTAATATACTCATTTTATTTTCGTTTATTTTATAATTCAATTTAAGTCGCTTTATATTATTATCTTTAGTTGTCACCATAAGTCGAAATTTTAATTTGACATTGATTACTGTGTGTCCACGTCGCTTAGTGTGGTTTTTCATATAACTGATATTTATAACTATTGTCATTCACTACTTCATCTATCAATCTTGAAGGGACCCTTTTGGGGTACTCTCCCAACCAGCCCGAAGGCCGCAAACAGCTATTAACCTGTTTACCAAGGGTTGCGAGCTCGTGATCTCATCTAGACTCCATAATTCCTTATCGTCATTATAAACTGGTGAACGTTATACAAAAAATTTGGCGGACTGTTACGCACGTCCGGGTTGCACTACCTACAAAACTAAGAATCTTGGTAGCCGCAAATGGTAGGAATGTAAGCTGACTAGGCTTTTATGGTCGGGCTCCTTTCGGAATTTATCGCTCATTGAGCGCCGGGTCGTAACTCCCGTATCGGCCAACCTACCAAACTCATACATTTACAAACATTCAGGTACGTCACAAACATTTAACTACTACTACTATCTACTACTACTATTTTTGGTATTTTATATTTTATTTATGAAATATTTACAAATGGTAATACTACTACCTCATTAATATTG